ACCAAATCTTCCGCTGGCACAAAGATGCCAGAGGGTCTGCCCAAATTATGGTCGTAGTAGACCTTGCGGAACGCTGAACCTGCCAACGGCAGGGAAAACAGCAGTTTCTCGGTTTCGGTACGATACTCGACCATCTGCGTGGTCAGCAAGTAATTCATGTACGCCTGTACCCGTTGTGCTTGGTCTTCCTTTTCTGGAGTCGGATAACCGACTACCTTAGTCTGTACTGGACCCTGTGCTGGAAACATTTCCGTAATGGCTTGCGACTGGAAGCGGATCACCGCTTCACTCAGCAACGGGTGAAACACCCCACAAGCTCCCGCCCAAGGCGCAGTGCGCTCTTCAATCTTCAGTCCCAACAGGCTCAGTCCCTTGACGTAGGTTTCTTCCCAGTCGGAACGGGAACGCCTGTCGGTATCGTATTGGGAAATGAGTTCACTGCCCAATGCCTGTAAATCCCTTTCCTCGATAAAATTAACCAGATTGGCATTGAAATCGCTCTCATCGTCTGCCATGGAATTGGGATCAAAATCTATGATCATGCCCCCGTCTTCGGTATCAATGGAAATCGAGTCTGGATTTTCTATAGCAATTGCCATATCTGCCTCTGCAACCTCAATCTCGTCTTCCAGTTCGATCAAGCCCTCTGGAGGCGTTGCTGTCGTTATCCGTTCTATAGCCAAATTCTTCTCCTAGTAATAATCTGCGATCCTGCCATGCTCCAACGGCTCGTCTTCCTCGTCTGAATAAAGCGGTACAAAACCACCTTGCCTGAAACGCAACAATGCCTGTGTGGTACTGTCCACCAAGTCATCGTGTGCCATGTTCGGGAATCCTGCGAATTCCTCGATCACTTCCTCTGCCCATCGGGTCTTCGGACACCAGACGATACCAGAGGCAAACAGGTCGGAAACCGCATTGACCCTTGATATCTTATCATTCCCTCTGCTCGGTGTGTATTCCGACACGGGAATCCCCAACGCCCTCAATTCAAAAATCAGGGGTTGCCCTGCTGCTTTGGCTTCCACGATACATGCATCGGGGCTGTAGGCTTTATATTTTTCCATAGCCCTGCGCTTAAGTTCGGGAAATTCCAGCCTCTCTTTGTAGGCATCAAGCAAGATCAGGTTCGGGGCAATTTTTCCATCGTCTTTGTCTTCACGATAAAAAACACCCCAAGTTGTGCAAGCCGAATAATCGGCACGTTGGGTTTTCAGGAAAGCTGTATCCCAACTTTGGATAACAAATTCACAGTCTGGTGGACTTTCATGTTCCCATATCTTCCACCATTCACGTTTGACCAGAGCGCCTTCCTCGGCAGTCGGGTTCTGTTGATATTGAGCCGACCATTTCGAGATCGGCAGTTCCGCTTTCAGCGCTTCGAGTTCCTGTAGCGTCCAGTATTCTCCCCACAGGGGTCTTCCAGACGGCAATATAGCAGGCAGTTCAATCACTTCCCATTGATCCGAGCCAGACCTGCGTAGGCTTGAGTCGAGAACCTGTCCCGTGAGATCGCTCTGATGCCATCGGGTCATCACCACCACGATTGAACCTTGCGGTTGCAGTCGTTGGCGTGGTCCAGAGGTATACCATTCAAATGTCCTGTTGAATACAGCGGGATCGGCACTGGCTCCTTCTTGCTCGGAATGGGGATCGTCAATGATCAGCAAATCCGCGCCTTTACCAGTCACCGCACCGCCAACACCGATAGCGAAATACTCGCCACCCTTGTTGGTGTTCCAACGACCTGCCGCTTTCGAGTCAGCCTGTAGGCTCACTTCTGGAAAAATCTTCTTGTAGTCGGGGCTGTTGACAAGGTTCCTCACCTTTCTGCCAAAACCCACTGCCAGTTCAGCCGTATGTGCTGTCTGGATCACTTTCTTCTCTGGATAGTTGCCCAAAAACCAAGCAGGTAGGTAATGCGAAGCAAACTCCGACTTGGTATGTCGTGGTGGCATATTGATAATCAGTCGCTTCAGGTCACCTTTCGCTACCCTGTCGAACATATCCGCCATCGTTCCGTGGTGATCGCCCTCGATAAAGGCACTCCACATGGTCTGGACAAAACTCAGGAAGCTATTCTGGCACGATTCCCGTATCTGTGCCGCTTCCCTTTCCTCCAGTAAGGTCAAAATATGGCGCTTGTCCCCAAGGCTCATCTGGTTAATCTGGTTCGCCAACGAACTTCTCACCATTTTTTCACCCAACCGCCAATGGCATCGCCCAGTTTATGCACTACGGCAACGCCCTGTGTAAGTATTTTCGGTGGTTTCGTGACTATACCCAATGTTGCACCTTCGGCTATGCCCGTGGCTACTGCTGTATCCACTGGGGTAGCCTTCTCCAGATTCTCCACTGTTTTCGGGTTGATCACCAAGACTGCACCAAAATCCATGTGCGGAATGACATTGCAGGTGGATATTTTTAAATGCAGGTCTCCATGCTTGTCGTACCAGACTCCGCCATCCATGCTAATCCCTGTACCGGGACCGCCAGTGATACCCATCCAGACCTTTGCCTGATTTCCATCTGGGTTGACATAGCTCCATTTCATGACATCGGACACAGTAACCCCTATATGGGCAGAAACCTTGACTTCCAAACCGCGATCATCGTGATTGTCCACGGAAACATCAACACCTTGTTCGGCATTTACTGTTTCTACGTTGCATACATGGTCAAAATTCCATTTGTCGGTATGCACCCACGACCTTCCAGTTTCCTTTTTGAAGTAAAAATCGCCCTTTTTGTCTGCATAGAAGCAGTCTTCGTCCGAACTATTGCTTATGTAAAGCCCAAAAGGGACGTTTTGTCCTGAAGCCATAGGCTTTTCCTGTTAAATGTACTGTATTAGTAAGTATATACTTAGTAAGTGTATGCTCTGTAAACTTAAACTTACTTAAACTGGTAACCTACTAAGTATGTACTTACTAAGTATTTACTTGCTGTGTCAGCTACCGCTTGGATTCTAACATGTATACCCCCCTTCACAATGGATGTCAAATAAAAATTTTGAGGCTCTGTATGAGACTCTAGCCTTTTCCTGTGGAAAAAAGGATTTACAAATGCGCAAAAAGTGATAGCAAAATGCAATAGGGGGTGGGGGTCATAAAAAAGGGTCTATCAGTGCGCAGAACCCTATTCTTATATGATCGTCAGGTAGTCGTTCCTCTCATTAGGGGGGTGGGGTGCGGTCTTGACAGTCCTTTTTAATCCCTCGTATGGGGTGCGGTACGTCACAATCTGTCGCATCGAACCTACCTTTTAAATGTCGCAAGCCCTCCGCAATCTCCAGACCTTTAGCGACTGCAACTCCAGTCAGCCAGAAAATCCGACCCATATAAGAGACACCGACAGAATCCATTCTCAGCCCTCCACATTGGCAAGCAGTTGCACTATCTTATCCTCTAGGTCTCTGTCTATCTCTTCCGTACTGCGATGGCTCTTGACCTCTATCTGGTCAGTGAAGATACCAACAGTCTTGCCAAGCAGTTCCAAAGCCCTAATGCGGCTTGCATCACTATCGGCTCCAATGGACTCCTTGTACAACTGTTCTAGCACATACTCCCTTGTCTTGACCGAGGAGGCTACTGTAGCCCCATCTCTACGCTCCATTGCAGTCTGTATGCTTAGTGCAACCTTAGGGTTTGCCAGAAGCTTGCTTGCCTCTACCTCGACCCACTTGGGTACGGAGCCAGTCTTGGTCAGTGCCACATCGTAGACTGTAGCGTATGCCTCCTTAAACGAGCCGATCTTGCCCCTCACTATTGCATCGACAAAGGCTTGTTGTTTCGGGGTCAGAATCAAGCTAGGTTTTGTACCTTTATATGTACCCAGTTTTTTCACTGGTCTCTTTGCCCCAATCTTGGTTACTTTTTTCATCTGTATTCCCTCCGTTTAAGCCATCGTAATCCTCGATTAATATTAACTGGTTTCATTCTTTATCGATAGGCTAGAGGAATGCTTGCTCGAATGGTGATTAGTAAAGTGTTGCAATGATGATCAGGAGGAGTAGTATGAATTCTGTGGCTTGTTTCTCTCAGTGTTTAGGAAGCCACAAGGGTGACTAGAAGT